ACCCCCCTTGCTGGGCGGTCATCTCGTGCCCCCGTGAAGGCTTGTTCTGGTGGAAAGATGGCGAAAGGCGGGTTGGCGTGGGCGCGTAAGGAAGGCAAAAACCCCAATGGCGGCTTGAACGCCAAGGGTCGAGCATCCTATAACAAGGCTCATGGGGCACACCTGAAGGCTCCACAGCCTGAAGGTGGTCCACGTCGAGACTCGTTCTGCGCGCGTATGAAGGGCATGAAGCGTAAACTGACAAGTTCTAAGACGGCGAACGATCCGAATAGTCGGATTAACAAAAGCCTTCGGGCGTGGAAGTGCTAAATGGCTGTTCCAGTCCTTTCCGGTACCACAAACTTCAATCCAGTACTCAACGAAGCCGTTGAGGAAGCATTTGAACGTTGCGGGGCTGAAGCGCGATCAGGCTATGACTTCCGCACTGCGGCGCGCAGCCTGAACCTGATGTTCATGGACTGGGCCAATCGTGGCATCAATCTGTGGACGATGGACCTGTCGTATCAGCAGGTGCTGACTCCCGGCGTGGCGACGTATACCCTGCCTGTCGATACGGTGGACCTGCTCGACCATGTGATCCGTACAGGGTCTGGGACGACGCAGCAGGACATCAACATCACGCGCATCTCCAGTTCAACCTACCTGATGGTCCCCAACAAGAACGCCACAGGGCGTCCGATTCAGGTCTGGATCAATCGGTTGAGCGGTCAGACGGACGCATCGGGCAGTGCAACAACGTATGCGCCTACGATTACCGTGTGGCCTACGCCGGATACGTCAACGACGTACACGTTTGTGGCGACGCGACTGCGACGCATTCAAGACGCGGGCACTGGTATTAACATCCAAGACATGTCGTTCCGGTTCTGGCCCGCAATGATGTCCGGCCTCGCTTATATGCTTTCTTTGAAGATTCCCGGCGCAATGGAGCGTACGGCGATGCTCAAAGAAATGTATGAAGAGGATTGGCAACGAGCAGCGGATGAAGATCGTGAGAAGGCGGCGGTTCGTTTTGTACCGCGTGAAACCTTCCTGAGATAACGATGCCTAGTCGTTTTTCATCTGGTAAAAATGCAATAGCGGAATGTGACCGCTGTGGGTTCCGTTACAAACTGACGGAACTCAAGAACCTTGTCATCAAGACCAAGAACGTCAGTATCAAGGTCTGCCCGACATGTTGGGAACCTGATCAACCGCAATTGCAGTTAGGGTTATACCCTGTAAATGATCCACAGGCTGTGCGCGAACCGCGTCCTGATGTGAGTTATTATACTGCTGGGCCATTGATTGGTGGTGATGGTGGTAGTCGGCAAACGCAATGGGGATGGAATCCGGTGGGCAAACCTAATCCACTTCGATTGTCTAATGTGCCGAATGACCTGTCTGGAACAGGGTCTATGGGTACGGCTACCGTACTTTCGGGGCCGGACCACGGATATACTCCGGGGGGACCTCTTATTCTTTATACCCCCGTGTATACGGACTCCAACGGTATAGTTTGGTATAACCAACTTATAGAGTGGTCAACTCCCAGCGCTGTTCCTAGCCCATCTGATTTACCGTTCACTAGTTATCAGATTGTAACTGCCACGCAATCGAACAGCGTTCCTGCCTCCGCAGTTTCGTATACTGCGGTCGATACGACGAATCCTCCGCCGTCATACAATGGGACCGTAGGGCTACCGTCCTTATTCCCGCAAGGGCAAATTTTTGGCACGTTGAGTGTTTACGCGATAGGGTCTAATGGCTATGTCAGCCCTGCGGCTATTGCTCCTGCAAGTTCCACAGTAGTTCCCGGTTCTTCTGCGCCGTTAACTGTCCCCACAAACGTCTACTATACGTTAGGGGCACCGTATCCGGATCCGTTAGGTACCGGTATTGTTTATGTAGACGCAGTTGTCTATTGGTCTCTACCGATAGTTGCTGGGGTTTCCGGCACTATCTCGTATTACATATTTAACGGTGTCCCCCTTCCGGCGGGAGTAACTTCCGCATCCGTTAAAAAAATTGTGATCCCTACCTCGTCAGTATTTACTATCACTGCGGTAGATACGCTTGGAAACGTAGGTACTGTCTATTCCGGTACGATTGTAGGTGGTTATCAGACGGGTAGTAGTCAGAATTCTTCGGGTACGATAAATACCACTACGATTACTCTCAACCCTAGTCTTTTTGACGAACTAAGTTTCAATGTAGGGGACATATTATTTGGTACGGGTATAGCGCACGGCGCGACCATTACTAACAGTACTTACCACCCCGGCTTCCCCGGATATTTTGTAGTAACGGTAAATTTACCCAACACCTCCGCAGTGTCAGGGACAGTAACGGGATATAGGATGTATGTACTTCCTACCGTGCCAACTAACCTCTATATGTTACAAAGTTCACCGTATATTAGTTCTACCGTACCTTATGCGGGGGTAACAGTCGTAGACGTGACGTTCTATTGGTCTCCACCGGCTTCTGTCGGCGTAGGATCGTCCGATCCAATTTATGAATTTACTGCTCCGGGGGGAGGAATACCGCTTCCTATCACTCAAACGTCCACCATACTGACATTACGGTACACCCCCGGCACCGTAAACAATACGGAGTATGGGATATACGTCAATAACGGCGCACTACCGCATGGTGGATACGCTTCAGTCAATTTCCTCGTACAAAACGCAGGGCCTTAAGGATCAATCATGAAAAAACACAGTGGGCATGGGCCAAAGAACATTGAAGGTGTGACGGGCGAAGCCATGAAAAAACATGGTCGTAACCTCGCTCGCGCTATGTATCAAGCCAAAGGCAAGGGTCTTCACAAGCACTCTGGTGGACGGGGACGCTAATGACTAACAAATGGCAGGACTTTAAGTTTTTTGGATGGGACGAGAATCCCATCGGGAAATACAAGCAGCCGGAGCCGAACCCACGTACGGGCAAAGCAGGGCAGCAGGGTTACCCCGTCGATGAGACGGACATGACCGGCACCAAGACCTATGGTCGTTGGATCAAGCCCCTGAACGGCGAAAAGAAAGAGCGTATGGAGATCCGTGGTTGCAAGAACACGGAGCGCGGCAAACGGTACTACGAGGACGATCAAGATCGTCAGGCTCCACGTACCAAAGGTCGCAAGCAGGTTGAGGGCGGCTAATGGCTGTCACTTATACGGCGGGTACATACGGTCTGGCGAATAATCTCTGGCAGATGATGCAGGATTACACGCAGAATACGGAAGCCTCGTTCGTATTCAACATTCCGACGTTCATACAAGTTGCTGAAGAACGTGTGTACAACACGGTCCAAATTCCGGCATTGCGTAAAAGCGTTATAGGATCAGTCACACCGGGGAACCAATACTTGGGTCTTCCGACAGACTATCTTGCGCCTTTCGCCATGTCCGTATTGGATCCAATAACGTCTGCACAATCGTTCTTGTTGAACAAAGATGTGGAGTTCATACGGCAATCGTTCCCCTCGCCGGGAACTGCCGGTCAGCCCACTCACTATGCTCAATTCGATACCGTAGCGTTCATTCTCGGTCCTACGCCGGATCAGATATATAATATAGAACTACACTACTATTACTACCCACCGAGCATCGTGACGGCGGGCGGTTCATGGTTGGGAGCCAACGCATCCAACACCTTGCTGTATGGGGCACTTCGTGAAGCGTACCTCTACATGAAAGGCGAACAGGATATGGTCGCGTACTACGAAAAGAAGTACGAGGAAGGCATTCAATTGCTCAAGGATCTGTCCGAAGGCAAGGGTCGCCGCGATACATATCGTAGTGGTCAGATAAGGATTAGCCCAACATGAGGAATCTCTAATGGCAGCGGCAGGTATTACACAAACGATGTGTACCTCGTTCAAGGTAGACTGCCTTAGTGGGCTGGCTAACTTTGCAGCGGGCACTCCTTACACCTACTACATCGCGTTGTATTCTATAGTTGGAGGTGCGGCGCTTGATGCAACAACTACATCCTATACGGGCACTGTCGGTGAGGTCTCCGGTGCGGGGTACTTTACCGGCGGCGCGGCGCTGAGTATTTACGTCCCCCCCACTAGCGCAGGGACTCCGACAACCACCGCGTATATGAGTTTTTATCCAATATCTTGGACTGGCGCGACGTTCAGTGCCGACGGAGCGTTGATCTACAATAACTCCCTCTCCGGAAAGAACTCGGTGGGTGTGTTAAATTTTGGCGGGACTAAAACCGTATCCAGTGGCACGTTCACGATTCAATTCCCGGCGGCGGGTATCGGTTCTTCGATTATTCAAATTGCTTAGGAGCAAATCATGATTTACAACTTTCGTGTTCCCCCTACCTCTTTGGTTGCTGGTACCAACATTTTCTTCATGAACGCGAACAACGCTGCCAGCAACTCGCGTTCGTTCATGGTTACGGAACTTGATTTTGAAGGTTCTTTGACGGCTTCGCAGTACGCTGAAATCGGTATCTATCGTGCTTCCGGTACGACGCTGTATTCCGGTGGTTCGGCGTCTGTTGGTACTCCGGTTGATCTGCCTTCCGGCAGTACGGCAGGTACCCCGGCGACGCCGGTAGCGGCGACTATTGCCGGTAGTTCTCCGACTACGGCGGGTGCATTGGGTGCCCTTGTTCATAGTTTTGGTATTAACGCCAACGGTCAACGTTACTTCTGGCGTGCGAACCCCAACCTGAACAACGCGATCATTGTGGTTCCATTGGCTGCTGCTCAGAACCAGATCGTTCTTTCGGTGATTGGTACTCCGACCGGCACGATTTCGGTTTCTGGTCGTATCCAGATCCTCGAACTGTAATCGGTAACCATTGATGTAACGGGGGCGGCACAATGCCGCCCCCACTTATTCCGGAGGCGCTGTGGCAACTACACTTGTAGTCAAGTACACCGTCCCCGGAACCTATACGATCACGATCCCTGCGGGTACTACGAGTTGGTTCGTAGAACTTTGGGGTGCCGCTGGCGGCGGTGGCGGCGGTACCGCTACGCTTACCGGTGGCGGCGCTGGCTCCGGTAGTTATGCCCGCAATACTGCGGCGTTCACGACCACAACAGGTTCAGTCACTGTCACCGTCGGTGCGGGCGGCGGCGGTGGCGCACCCGCTGGCGGTACTGGCAATCCGGGCGGTGCAACCACAGTTGCGAATGCGTCGGGTACTCCGTTAACTGTTGTCCCTACGGTTAACCCCAGTACGGGCGCTGTCGGTAGCGCTCTCGGCGCTGGCGCTGCGCGTACTGTTGTTACGGGCGCGACAACCACTGCAGGTGGAAGTGGCACTGGCGGTACTGGTTCTGTTCCGGGGGCAGGTGGAATTATCACCACAGCCTCCGGTACAGGTTATACCGGAGGATCGAGTAATAGAGGCGGTACCGGCGGCTTAATTAATAGCCTCGGTAACGTCGGTGGCTCGGGCATCGTTATATTCACCTTCACGGGTGTATTCCCTGAGCCTCCGCCAGAAGACGCAGGGTCGATTTTTGACTTTGATCAGGCTTACGCTTTTGCGGATGCAGACACTACCGACGTAGTTGTTTCGACCACGCTAGACCCTGTAGGGCCAAACGGCACTGTCGTCGTTGTCGTACCACAGCCTCCAGAAGATGTGATCTTCCACGATTGGTGGGAAGACATTGATGATCCAACGATCATCGACTCGGAGTGGTCAGGGCCAGTACAGCCACAGGCTCCGCCAATACTTCTGACGCCTGAAGATTCTTGGGACTGGAATGAATCCGCTGACGACGATTGGGGTGTGGATCAAGAAGTCCAGCCGCCTATCATTATCGTTCCGCAACCCGTAGAAGACTCATGGGACTGGGACGAATTTGTCGATGATGAATGGAGAGTAGACGAACAGGTTCAACCACCTGTTGTCGTTGCTACACAGCCGCCCGAAGATGCGTGGGACTGGAACGAGTCCGTCGATGACGACTGGGCCATTGATGAATTTCAGTTTGTCACAGCGTCTGCGCCCGTATTTAACACGTACGTCAATGTTTACCCAAATCCGACCACTCAAGCGGCGTTAACAAACGCAAATCAACTTAGCGGGATATCTATTGCCGGTGTAGCCTTAACGGCTACAGAAGTTGTCCCTGCGGGCGCGACAAGCGTCACGATTGAAGTCTATGGCGGTGGTGGATCCGGCGGCGTTACTACTACGGCTTCCGGCGGCGGTGGCGGTGGTGGTGCTTACGCACGAGTTACAGCGTCCGTAGTTCCGGGCGATAAGTTCACTGTAAATACCGCATATGCGGATGGTATAGACACCCCGCCTCCTTCTGTTCCGCCGATTTCAACCCCAATTACTCCACGTAGTAATGTTGGCTCGACATTACAAGGCAACGGTCCTAGTTCGTCTGTTAGCGGCGTAGGTATCGCAGGGAATAGCGCGGGTGCATTAGCCGTCAACATTGTTGCCGGTGGCGGCTTCGCGGGCGGTATCACATCTCCCTTTGCGGGCGGTAACGGCGGGCTTCCTAGCGGTGTTTACTCCGTAGGGTATTCAGGTGCCCCCGGTGCTACGGGTAATGCGGTGACTGGATTTGTTGTTCAAGGTGGATTTGGTGCAACGTCTGCGGGTAATGGTACGGGGACTACTACTGCTGGCGGTATCAATAATGGCGGGTTCACTAATGTCAACGGCGCAACTCAGGGATTAGGTGGACCTACTCTTATAAATCCAACCGGATTTACATCGGTAACGGTCAATAATATTTTATTCTTGCCCGTTGTCTACACAACCAATCCATTCGCCGCGCAGGTCATCTTTACCTACACGATAGGTAGCCCAGACAACTTTCAAAACGGACAAGAGTCTTGGGATTGGGAAGTTGATGTTGGCGACGAATGGTGGGGCATTGACCGCGATGCCGTTGTCGCACCAGATCTTCCTGCGCCTAATTTGCTTTTGTGTCTAGAAGATGCGTGGGATTGGGCTACTGATAACGATGACTCAGAAGACTTCTGGTGGATAGACGAGCCGCAAAACGTTAATGGCGCAGGACTTACTTTAACGGTCAACGTTGAAGACCCGTGGGATTGGGATGCTGAACTTGGCATCGAAGACCCGTGGTGGGAAGAGCAGCAACTTGTCGTTCAAAATAATTCTCCGTTTGCAATTGAAGATGCGTGGGATTGGTCTACCGACGGCGACGATTCGGAAGACTTTTGGCAGGAAGAACAACAGCCTGTCGGGCAAGGTAACTCGCCGTTTGCTATTGAAGACCCGTGGGATTGGGACGCTGAATTAGGCGTTGAAGATCCGTGGTGGGAAGAACATCAGCCTGTCGGTCAGGACAATTCGCCGTTCGTAATTGAAGACGGATGGGATTGGACTGCCGATGAAAACATCGGAGACGATTGGCAAGAAGAGCAACAGATCGTTACGGTTCCTCCCGTTGTAGTTATTACGGTGGAAGACTCGTGGGATTGGGATGCCGAACTTGGCGTAGAAGATGTATGGTGGGAAGACCAACAACCTGTCGGTGTGGATTTCTATGCGTTTGCCATTGAGGACGCATGGGATTGGTCTACTGACGGGGATGATTCAGAAGACTTCTGGCAGGAAGAACAGCAGCCTGTACCCACGCCTCCGACTCTCGTTCTCAATATTGAGGATGGCTGGGACTGGACTGCTGATGAGAATGTTGGCGATGACTGGCAAGAAGAACAGCAGATCGTCACGATTCCTGTTGCGCCGAATCTAACCCGTAGTATTGAAGACCCGTGGGATTGGGATGCCGAACAAGGCGTCGAAGACGATTGGCCCATGCACCAAGAGGACAGACGGGTTGGGCAGGACGTAATTGTTTTCGTGGGGTCTCTGACGGGGGTTGGCACGGTAGACCAAAACAATCAGACGGTTGTGGTCGTCAACAGTAATACGGTGGTTACCGTTGCGGGCCTTACAGGATATGGTACAATAAGTCAAGTGGTTGTCTGGGCAAACGGGAGTGAAAATCAGAACCCGAACTGGACGCCAATTGCGGATACCGAAGTACCAAATTGGACGCCTGTGACCGATACGCAGACGACATCGTGGACGCCTATCAGCAATACCCCGACGAGCCTCTGGACTGTTATAACTGATACCCAGAACCCGAACTGGACGCCCATTAAGGACAAGTAGCCATGTCAAGTACGTATACCAGCAATCTTGCAATTCAATTGATGGGCACGGGCGATCAGTCCGGGTCGTGGGGACAGACGACCAACTACAATATGCAGTACCTTGAAGAAGGTATTACGGGATACCTGAACTACGCGGTTCCCAACACGAATACGGTGGTCTTGGTGTTGGCGCAAGCCACGGACACCATACCGTCCGCTCGGAACATGATCATCAACTTGACGACCGGCGCAGCGTCTGGGCCGATCATCATGACGGTCCCCGGTACGGCTTCTAAGTTGTACTTCATTTGGAACCAGACTACGTATGCCGTGACCGTGCAGGGTACGACGCCTACGGCGAATACTGTATTAATTCCTAGCGGGGCGCAGACGGTCGTATTTTGCGACGGCGCAAATAATGTCTACGCCGCATTGGGTAGCGGAAACTTCACTAGCCTGACTGTTACAGGTACGAGTACTAGTACTAGTACGTCGATAGTGAACATTTCTGATGCTAGTAACGCTAACGGCGTTAACATCAAAATGTTGGGCAATGGCTCGACTACGCCTAGCAAGACTCTGCGCGTCAATTCTGGTGCATTCCAGATTATGAACGATGCGTATACCGCCACGCTTTTCCAAGTTTTAGACGACGGCTCGACTCTTGTAACAAGCACATCGGCTTCACCGATTGGTTCAGTTACTGTTAACTCCGGGCCTACAACCGCACGGTTTCAAAACAACTCAACAGGCGCAACCGTCGCCTCAATCGTTCGCGCAGTTACCGGTACGGCGGGGTCAAACGTTGACTACATATCGAACGATAATACCGGCAATCCTTACGCGCAGTGGGTGGGCGGTACTGCCATCACTCGGTTTGAGTGGAAGATTAATGCGAGCGTACTCGGTACGTTATCAGCCGGTGGTGCGTGGACGTTCAACGCGCCTAACGTCGCTAGCACTGTAGCCCTGACGGTCCGCGCTAACGGTGTGCACTCGACGCAGATCTCAGACTCTGCGAATAACTTGTACAACGCCGGTTACCTTGAAGTTCCGCAGAACGTTCAGGCGGGTGGATCATATACCACTGTACTTGCTGATAGCGGCAAACACATTTACTACTCAGGTAGTTCAACGTACAGCGCCACCCTTGCTGCGACTGCGGCTACGGTAGCGATCTCAGCAGCGGCGACTAACTCCGGCGGTACCCGAACACAATTTACGTTCACAACTCCGGGCTTTACGTTTGTCGCGGGTTCGTACATTACGCTCTCAGGTATGAGCGTCACGGCATATAACGGCACGTATGCGGTTATTAGTGCGACGGCAACTACAGCAATTGTCGCGGTGGCGTTCTCGGCTACTTCTACAGGTACGCTCAACTATTGCACGGCGACGGTCAGCGGTACGGTAACCGGTACGCTCGCTCAATACCAATCAATCTCGGGTACAGGCTATTCCGCAGGTACCTTCGTAACTGCGTTGCAGAGCGGTACGGGTGCCGTAGGTACAGTCGTACATATCTATCCGTTTCAAACTGTTACCGCCACCGCGATTGTTAACGGGCCGGTCTACACGATTCCAACCGGTATCTACAATACGGGCACGGCGCTGACGGTGGTCAACGACGGTAGTACTGCCGCGCCGATTTCTATTTACTCGTCAGACACCATCGTCACTGCATCGTCAGGTAATACAAACCTTAACAACGTGCACTCGTTATCTCGATACGGCATGGCTACGTTATTAAAAATTGGCACGACTCGTTGGCTGCTCAGTGGCTCGGGTGTCGTCTGATGAGCGGCGTACTTAACGTGCTGTTGGCAGCGGGCGGCAGCGTGGGCGTTATTATTAGTACGTCTACGTTTACGACCGGCACTACCACTATTCCGGTCCCTGCCGGTGCAGGGCGCGTACTGATTGAAGCATGGGGCGGCGGCGGTGCCGGTGGTAACAACGCGACTACGCCTACTGTGGCAAGCGGTGGTGCGGGCGGCTCGTATGCGTCTCTGTCTATTGCCGTAACCGCAGGACAAACCATTGCTTACAGCGTTGGGTTTGGTGGTTTGGCACAGGCGTCTGGCGGTGCTGCCGGTGGTGCTGGTGGTGCGACTACTGTAGGCCCAAGCACTGTTGCCGGTGGGTCTATTAACTTCACGACTAGCGCGGCTAATGGTGGTCTTGCAAACGGTACGGTTGTCCCCGGTATTGCACCGGTTAATTCTGGCACGGGCGGCACGTTCCTTGGCGTCATTGGTTACTCTAGCGGAACGGTCAGTTCTGGTGGTAACAGCGGCGGCTTGAACACGGGTCTTGGCGCTCCCGGCGTTGGCGGTACCGGCGGCGCGTATGCAATCACAGGCAACCCTCCCGGCGGCGGTGGTGGCGGCGGTTCCGCTAGTAACTCGACTCCATCCGGTGCGGGTGGTGCGGGCCAAATCAAATTTACGTTCTACACTTTCTAAGGAACTCATATGGCAATTCTCGACTACATCAAGAACGCTCCAAAGTTCTTTGAACTTTTCAAAGAAGGTAAGGAAGTCACGAACGCTGCGACGTGGAAGAGCCGCACGATTGCAACCAATGCAGTCCTCGCGCTCCTCGGCACGGCCCTCGGTCTTGCTAAGGCATTCGGCTTCAAGTTGGAGTTAGACAGTGACACGTTACAAGGTCTGGCTGCTGGGGCTGTTGCTGTCGTTACTGCCATCAACGCAGTCATGCACACAATTACGTCAGCAAGGGTTGGACTGTCGTCCAACAGCGGGAGTGGTCCCACCGACGGACCGACCGCCGACGTTGGCGAGTCTCCAGCAAGCGGAGTTTGATTTAGGTTTCACTTGTACATTAGAGGAGTAGGACATGAGTTTTTTCACGACGATTGAGCAGGATTTCGTAGCGGTCAAGAAGTGGTTTGAAGGCAACCCAGTGGGTCAGGCGATTGAAGCCGATTTCCGCGCCGCTGCCGCCGAATTGGAGAAGATCGCCGCTGCTGATCTTGAGAACGCGGTCAAAGTGATCGGCCTGTCGGTGCTTGCGGCGTTGGCTACGGGCGGTTCGTCCGCTGCCATTCAAGCCGGTATCTCGGCGGCTATCGTTGAGTTCAAGGCTGTCGGTGCGGATCTTTCGCATAAGACGATCAACACGCTCGTCACGACGGTCGTGAATCAAGTCTCGACGGCTACGACCCCAACTCCAGTGGCGGCTCCGTAATCATGGCAAACACTACGACGTTTTTTATCACCAAACTTGACGTGACTCCCACGTCGGGTGATCTGACAAATGTCGTGATCTATGTGTACTCAACGGTGTCTATGACCGATGGGCAGAACACTGTCTATCGGTATTTCACGGACATGTTGGGCGCACCAGATCCGGCGGACTTTGTTGCCTACGATACGTTGACTGAAGAGCAAGTGAAACAGTGGATTCCGGACTACGGCTCGGATGAAAACATTCTTGCTGATATGACGACTGAGTTGACATACAGGGCGAGTCTTTCGACGCAGCCTCCGCTCCCGTGGAGTGCCGAATGATCAACCGGATGCACCTCAGTGCCAGCGCTTTAGATCTCGCAAAGCAATTTGAGGGATGTCGTTTAGAAGCGTATCTCTGCCCCGCAGAAAAATGGACAGTAGGGTACGGTCACACCGGCCCCGATGTTTATAAGGGACTGACCATCAGCCAAGACCGCGCAGAGCAACTTCTAAAGTTGGATATGCAAGGCGCGCAAAGCACCGTCAACAACATGGTTGAACCTCAAATCAATCAGAATCAGTTCGATGCTTTGTGCGACTTTGTGTACAACTGCGGTGCGGGCAACTTCCAATCCTCGACGCTTTTGAAACTCGTTAACGCGAAAGACTTCAAAGGAGCCAAGGACGAGTTCGGCAAATGGACCAAGGGCGGGGGTAAAGTGCTTCCGGGGTTGACCAAACGTCGCGCTGCTGAAGCCGAATTATTCGCAAAGGTATAGACATGCCATTGGTCACACTCAAGTTCGTCCCCGGTATCAACAAGGAAGTTACTAACTATTCCGCGAAAGGGGGTTGGGTTGCGTGTGACCATATTCGGTTCCGTATGGGTCATCCAGAAAAAATTGGTGGCTACACGAACTGGAGTACGTCACTTGGGTCTAGTTCAACATTTAATGGCGTAGCGCGAACGATATTCCCGTGGGTGACCTACGACGTTCAAACACTGATCGGCATTGGTACGAACCAAAAGTACTACATCGTCAATTCAGCGAACGGCATTTTTAACGATGTCACTCCCGTAAACTACACCCAGCAAGGATTGTCGAGTCCGTTCTCAACGGTCTCAGGTAGTCCACTTGTAACCGTTAGCGACGCTTCTCACGGCGCTACTGCGGGTACGTTTATCACTATCTCGGGTACACCGCCCAGCACCAATGGCATTGCCATAGGCGGGCAATACGAGATCATTCAAGTTATTGATAACAACACGTACACCATCATTGGGAATACGGCGGCTACGGCTACCGGCACTCCTAGCATGACCGGCGTTGCAATTCAGTATGACATTGCTGCGGGCAATGCAATCACGACGAACTCGACTTCTGGTTGGGGCTTTGGTCCGTGGGGCGGGTCTACATATCCGGGTAACGCCGACGCAAAGTTCACCGGATACATTGTTGGCAATCAATTAAACGTTGTTTCGTTGATCTCGGGCCTTATTGCTCCGGGACAAACCATCAGTGACGCGACAGGATTGACGGCTACAGGTACGGTTGTACAGTCGGGCAGTGGGCCATATCTTTTGAATGGCTCACAGACTGTTGGATCAAGTGGGTCGCCCGTAACCTTTACTGCGGGTACCACAGGTTGGGGTGTTGGCGCACCCTCATCAACCGGCGTGCAATTGTTACCTACGTTGTGGTCGCAGACCAATACGGGACAGGATCTTGTATTCGCACGTAAGTACGACAAGCCTTACTACTGGCAGTATGTGAATGCCACGTCGTATAGCGCGGGTGTGACGTTAGCAGCGTTCTCGGGTACGCAGAACAAGATCTCTAAGAACACTACTATCGCATCGGCAGCGGGCACGACGACGATTACTGTTACCGATACGCTGTTGATTGATCCGGGCGCTATCGTGACCGGAGCCAATATCGCTGCGGGCACCTACGTGTCTACAACGTGGAACGGTAGCAACACCGTGCAGTTGGCGAACCCTAATATAGGCAGCATCATCACGGGTTCCGGCGTAACGGCAAACGCCGTGATCAATTTTTCGTACTCGCAGTACGCGGTGCCGAATCAAGTTGGCGTGGTGTTCTCGGATCCTAACGGGTTCATCATCTTTGTTGGCGCGAACACGTACAACCCGACCAACTTCAATACGTCGTACAACCCATTGCTTGTGCGGTGGTCAGACCAGAACAACCCATACGACTACACGCCGACAACGTTCAATCAGGCCGGATCGAACCCACTGCAAAGCGGTTCGTATCTCGTTACGGGCAAGTCTACCCGTCAAGAAAATTTAATCTGGACGAACTCGGCGCTGTACTCCATGCAGTACGTGGGTCCGCCGTACGTTTACAGTTTCACGCTGCTCGCGGACAACATTTCAATCATCTCGCAGAATGCGGCGATCACGGTTAACAACATCACGTACTGGATGGGCTTAGATAAGTTCTACGTCTACAACGGTCAGGTTCAACCATTACCCTGCACTCTGCGTAACTTCGTGTTCCAGTGGTTCAATTTTGCCCAAGGCTCGCAAGTTGTTTGCGGACTCAACATTGCCTACAACGAAATCTGGTGGCATTACCCATCGGCATCCAGTCCCGTAAATGACACCTATATCATTTTCAACTACCTAGAAAATTCATGGTCGTACGGCTCCATGAATCGTTCGGCGTGGCTTGGTACTGAGTTGATTCAGCCTACGCCCCTTGCGGTTATCAGCGCGCAGAATTCGTATTTGAATGCAACTATCGGGGCTACGGATACGATGCTGCCATTGTTCAATGCGGCGAGTTACCCAAACTTTGGCGTCGTGTTGATTGATAGCGAACAAATCGCATACCAGAACACGCAAGACGGTTTCAATTTATCAGTCATAACGCGAGGGTATAACGGCACTACCCCTGCATCACACAATACGTACGCACCAGTTACGATCCTTGGTGGGAATCAAATCGTGCAGCATGAGACGGGCGTTGATGACTATACGTCCGGGGTGCAAGTACCGATCTACGCTTATATCCGTTCCGCTGACCTCGACTTCGCGGATGGGGATCATTACATTCATATCTGGCGCATCATTCCAGATCTGACGTACACATATCAAACGCCACCTGCATACGGGCAGGTGACGCTCACAATTACTCCTCGCGCTAACCCCGGTTCGGCGTACCTGACGGGTACACTCCAGAACAACACGTTGCTCATGACGGGCACGGCTAACGGGGCATTAGACCCGTGGGGTGACTATGCGGTTGGGACAAATTCTCCTGTAGCCACGCTCAGTCAGTCCGCGAACGTCAGTTTCTATAGTTATCCGGTCGAGCAGTACACGGGGCAGGTGTACACCCGAGTCCGTGGGCGTCAGTTCACATTCCAACTTCAGTCCACCGCAGCGGGGATGACTTGGCAGATGGGCGACATGCGTATTGACTACCGTCCGGATGGGAGACGTTAATGACAACTAGCGCCAAGCCGACTGTCCCGCCCAAGGCCCCCAACCTGACCAATGCGCCACAAGCGTATGATGCAGCGCACCAAACTCAGATGGGTAGTCAGTTGCGTACCTACTTCCAACAGGTGGACACGAGCAATCAGCAGTCCGCCACAACCTTGAACAGCACCACGACGCTGCTCTGGTTGGGGGGCTTCTAATGGCGTTTCAGAACATCACCGGGACGAAACTGGCTCAGTTTTCAACCGCCACCGCCCTGACGGCGACCGTTTTTAC